TAGCGCCCGGCGTTGTGGTACCGATACCAACGTTTCCGGCAAAATAACCACCATTGTTTAACGATGAAAAAACACCACTACTACTAAAAGTAAAATATGAACTGCCAGCTGTACCATAAGCTTTTATGCCGACGTTTCCAGCTCCAGCGTCATAAAGATAATGACCTGAACCACCACCATTGGTACCAATTAGATAACCTGTACCAGATCTTGTAATTCCATTAATGTCAAGAAGTGCAACAGTGCTAGGTGTTGTTCCTATACCAATATTTCCTAATGTATTATAAGTTATTACCGACCCACCATAAACACTATCCTTTAAATATGTTATACCGCTATTACGATACAGGTATGCATAGCCTGTCGTTGCTTGATCATTGATGTAGAGTGTGCCATTGAGACCAACATTTTGTGAAGCTTGAATAGTTCCTGTAACATCAAGCGCGTAAGCAGGGTTATTTTTAAGGATACCAACATTACCGTTGAAGTAACTGGGTGCATTAGCTGTAACACCGTTGGTTGTCGTACCAGGTAATGAAGCTGTCCCTGTAGATACTGTTAAGCCGCCATTAGATACAGTAAGACCACCATTTGAAACTGTTAAACCACTACTGACAGTAGCACCACCTTGTAAAGAAGCTGTACCACTTGATACCGTAAGACCACCAGCAGTAACAGTCGCACCGCTATTAACTGTAAGCGAACCGAGTGTCGCTGTATCTGATGCACTTAACGTACCAGCAACAGTCAATTTTGAGTTAGGTGTCGTAGTACCGATACCAATATTACTACCACTTACAACCATTCTAACAAGTGTACCATCGTAAACGTTGAATGTACCTGCAGTGCTATCAGTATATAGGGTGTAGTTTTTTGCAGATGTTGCTAAAACAAGATTAGAGTTACTACCGGCGTTAGGTGAGTTAACTGTCAAAAAGGCACCGTTAAATTGGCCGCTACCACCGAATGTAGCGCCGTTATTTGTACTAAGAGTCCCATTTATATACGCGTTAGCTATAGTACTGAGATTATTAATGTATGTTGTATTTGGGTTAGTAGCTGTAATGTTACTACCTAATACAAATGCGTTATTTGCTGTTACATTATTAGCACTACCACCGGCAATGAATGAATAAACACCACTATTAGTATTTTTATAACCACCAACTACTATACTACCGTTATTTGATACACAATTTGCATTACCACCGAGAATACTTGCACTACCACCGCCTGTTGATATGCAATTATTCTGTCCACCGCCAATGTGTGAAAAATTACCGTAAGCAGATAAACCTAAACCACCTACAATACTTGAATACGCATTACCGGTTTGTGTAGCATTAAAAGCACCGCCGACAATTACCGAACAGTTAGCGCTATTAACGTTATTCTTACCACCACCAACGTTTGAATAAGTTCCAGAAGCTGTATTATTACCTTTAATAGGTATAAGACTGTTATTTGCGTTTTGCGTATAAGTGGCCGCCGAAGCTGATGTAATACTAGTCCACCCTGCACTATAGGTTTGAACTGTTGTATATGTATTATACCAAGAAGCAGAATTATTAAAAGTATTTGTATAGTTGCTATTCCAGTTACCACTATTTGCTGTTAATGTTGTGTAGCTATTGTTCCAATTAGCACTATTTGCTGTTAATGTTGTATAGCTATTATTCCAGTTAGCTGAAGTGTTATTAACTGATGTGTAGGTATTTTGCCAATTACCGCTAACGTTGGTTAAAGCTGTATATGTAACCCATGTACCTGAGTTTGCTGTTAGTGTACTATACGAACTATTCCAGTTTGCAGAGGTATTATTAACAGATGTAAATACGTTGTTCCAACTCGCCGAGGTATTATTAACAGATGTAAATACGTTGTTCCAGCTCGCTGATGTATTGTAGACTGATGTATATACATTACTCCACTGATTACTATTACCCGTACTAGCAAAAACACTATTTAAAGCTGTAATATTATTTGAAGCAAAGATATTATTAGTACTTGAAAGGTTATTAACAAACGTAATATTTACAGCAGACTTAGCTACAATATTTGAACCTAATATAAAGGAATTATTACCGGTAAGTGTATTATTTAAACCACCAAAAATAATTAAATTTGAACCAGAAAGTGTGTTATTTTGGCCACCAAAAATTATTGAAAAATTACTACCTGAGAGTATCGAGTTATTGACACTATAAACAGGGACAATTAAAGAACTATTTGAGCTATATGTTGTAAACGGAATAGCAGTTTGCGGGAAACTTAAAGTGAATAAAGCTGACGTTGCCCATGTTGTTGTATACGGTCCATAATAGTTACCTGTAGATTTATCAACGTAGTAATCACCAGATAATACAGGATATGATGACGCTCCTGTTGTTGCTGAACCTGTCCCAGACCAGATTTGACTACCCCTTGTGCCAATACACAGTGCTGTTATTGCGGGTAGATTTAGTGAAAGGGTTGCTGCAATACTCATATATGACAATGTTATTTATTCAAAATAACAAAATTCTCAGAAGCTTTATTAAAGCTTAGTGCGGTGTAATAATGACGTAATTGTCACCTGACTGGTATGGTGCACCAACAGATTGTGACTGTGATGGTGTTGGATTGACGATTACGAGCGGGTTCGTTGTAAGAGCAGGATTTGTTGTATTTGCATAAGGATTATAACCGTCGTATGTATCAATAGCAGAGAGAGTATCACCATAACCGAATATAGGCGGTGTATTTAGATATAGGAGATTTGCACTTAATGATGCAGTATCTACAGTATAGGAATATGTATATGGTGAAGTTCCTGTAGAAGATGTTATAACACCATTTATATTAAAATTTTTAATTTTGAATGTTGTATTTGTAGAGAGGCCCGTTGTAAATGCTAAACCACACCATAATGATGAAGGAAAAAAGAGCTGTTTTGCACTGAGATAAGGGTTATTTGTAATAGAATTATTGTATAATGAAACAGAGTAGTTAAGATAATTAGTAAAGTATATATCACCTATATTTTTTGCGTCGACAATAATTCTACTACCGTAATCTGTTAATCGAATTCTTACTCTTTTAAAGGTTGGTATACCAGATGATAATTGTTGATATAAACTCCACGGCTGTACACCAGGTATATTGTTTAAGTTCGATGTTTGTGTAATAAAATTATAATTACTACCCTGATCTGCTCTCAATGTTATTGAGTTAGGTGTTAAGCTAGTAGATCCAGCACTCAAATATAAACTACTACCATAATTCCCTGTAATATCAAATCCTATACCTAATATCCCTTGACTGATACCTGAATAACCTGAACTACCGTCAGCTGTAAATACATTTGTTGTACCTGCATAACCTAATCCGGGTCCAGGTCCACCATTAATGATATTTTGTGCGAATGTATTGGTAAAAAATACACAAAACCCTTCGCTACCTGTTTTTGCAGGTCCGTAACAGGCATAATCAAAAGATATTACGATGTCTTTTGATGTATCAAGAAATTGCGTAAAAATAATACTACTAGCTATAGCGTTAGCAGGTAAAGTATACATAGTCGTTGTTTATACTTAACATTACGCTGATACATCGCCACTTATTACCCAACCAGCGTAAGCACCGGTATAAACAATAGTTGCTACAGAATACTGCTTAGTTGTTCTATAATAGCTGTTAGCTTGATTGATTGTTACACCAGCTGATGCACTTGAAAGTGAAACCCTTGCTGTACTAAGCTGAGTAACATATGTTCTAAATCCAGCAGGGTATGTGATACCAGACGATGGTAAAGCTGTAAGACCAACATTACTTGTTGAAGCAATTGTACCGCTATTATCAGATAATTGAATTGTATAAGTTGTACCGCTTAATACTGTAATTGTTGTGCCACCAAAAATATTACCACCAACGGTAAGATTACCTGTTATATTAACATTTCCTTGCGCACTTACGTTGTTTGTATATGTGTAGTTAGCAGCTGTAGCACTTAAACCAGTACCTAAGATAAAAGTATTTGGATAAGCTGTGTAGTTTGCTGAACCACCAGCAATGAATGAATACGTGCCTGAGGATGTATTGTTGTAACCACCTACGATAGCGTTATACGAATTTGAAGCATTATTACATCTACCACCGCCGATGTAGGAATAAACACCGGAAGCTGTATTACCGAGACCACCACCGATAACCGCCCAAGCACTTAAAGCTTGGTTACCAGAACCACCATTAATATTTGAAGCTAATCCAGTAGCAAGATTGCACTGACCACCGGCAATAACTGAATATTGACCTGAAGAAGTATTGTTACCAGAAGCAGGTACTATTGCTGTTGTAACCCCGCCAGTAGTGTATGGAAAATTCGATGTTGATGCTGCAGTGGCAAAAGACGATAGACTATTTGACAACGATATAACAGCTGTATTAATAGTATTAATACAGGTATTAATTGTATTGACACAATTATTAAATGTTGTCGATGTAGTAATATTGTTTAAATTACTACCATCACCGAAGTACGTTGTAGCAAATACAGCACCAGGTGTTGAAAGATTGTTTACGTAAGTAAAATTGACTTGTCCAGCACATAGATTGGAACCTAAAATGAAAGTATTTCTAAATCCATTCGTTGTATTGCTACAACCACCGGCGATAAAGGAATATACGCCCGAAGCTGTATTACATAAACCACCATCGACAATTGAATAATTACCAGAAGCTGTATTTGATCTTCCGTTATTGATTACTGAGAATTGACCACTTGCGTTATTACCGCCCTGAACTGGTTGTACAGAATATGTACCGGGTCCAACTACATAAACTGTATTACCACCAACGTTTCTTAAATTCGAACCATCACCGTAAATTGCTGCAGCGCTAATATTACCTGTTGTTGTAATTGTTGTACCGCAAATAGATCCATTAGCTACAATTCCATTTGTGTAGGTTGTATTAGGTTGAGTTGCAACAATATTTGAACCAAGAACAAATGAATTTATAACATCAAAGTTGATGTAATTTGCTGAACCACCGGCTATGAATGAATTACAACCGACGATTGTATTACAACATCCACCAGCTATTGTTGAATTGGCACCTTGTACAATATTACTAACACCACCAGCAACAACAGAACCGTTGCCTTGAACTGTGTTGTAGAAACCACCAGCTATTGTTGCGTAGACATTGCTAATAGTATTATAATATCCGCCATTAATATTAGAAAAAGAACCAGTAGTGATATTATTGCACTGACCACCTTCAATGATATTGAATCTACCAGATACATTATTACAATTACCGCCACCAACAACAGTATATGGACCTGAGGCTGTATTACCAAATCCGCCACCAATTACTGCGCCTGTACCGGAACTATTATTACCACATCCACCATTAATTACAGAAAATTGACTTGTAATAACGTTATTAGTACCACCCTCAACATTTGAATTACAACCAGTAACAGTATTGCTACCATACGTTGGTACAATTGAAGACAGGGCTGAGTTTGCTGTATAACCAATAGCTTTATTATAGAGATTACCAGTTGCTGAAATATCACCAACAACAGTTAACGCAACGTTTGGTGTAGTTGTTCCAATACCAATATTACCCTGACTTGTTACTCTAAAACGCTCACAAGCACTAAGTGTACCACCGGTATGGAAGAGAAGACTATTTGCCGTAGCTGTACCAATCGCTAGGTTACCGCCATTTATAAACAAATAACCGTCATTTGCAGCTGCAACACCATAGGCTGAATTACTATAAGCACTATTGTTAATACCAAGATTAACGAAATTTGATGAACTACCGCCATTATCAGCTGTTGCAACAAAATCTGTTGAAGCGTTAGTTCCAGCACATAAGTTTTGACCTGCAAATTGTAGATATGTATTAGAGCAAGTAGTGAATTGACCGACAGAATTTCCAAATGTAGGTGTTAGACCGAGAGGGTTTATAGCAAGATAGCCAGTATTAGCACTTAAAGTATTGATACCCCCTTGTGAGGAAAGATTGTTTACTATTGTATAATTGGATACAGTTGAGGTGATGTTTGAACCAACTACAAATGCATTATTACCGGTAACATTATTATTTTGACCACCTAGCACACTTGAGCAATTGCCAGAAACGACGTTATTATACCCACCAGTAATATTTGATGCACTACCTGAAACAGTATTAAGACATCCACCGAGTATTACCGCTTGACTTGTACTGGCGGTATTACCATAACCACCGCCAATTACTGAATAATTGCCTGAAGCTGTGTTACCATTACCACCGCCAATAAATGAACTTGCACCGGTTGCATTATTATTACCGCCAGCTAGAATACCCGAATTGTTACCAATAGATTGATTACCGTAACCACCAGCGACTATTGAATAGTTACCAGAAGCGTTATTACCATAACCACCTAAATCTGCCGCCCAATTACCTAAGGTGGTAATACCATAAGGATTTAATAAATTACCAATACCTGATACACTAGGAACTAATACAAGAACTTGTGCTGAAGCTTGTGCGTATGTTGTGTTATTATATGTCGGGTTATTTGTTGCACTTGTCGCAGCGACATAATTTGCTGCAGCAACTGTACTATTCCAGCTAGCACTATTTGTATTAACTGTTGTATATGTATTGTTCCAAGCTGCACTGTTACTATTAACATTTGTATAAACATTATTACCAATAGTATTAACAAGATTTGAACCATCTCCAAAGAATTTACCGTAAACAGTACCTTGTGAGCTAAGGTTATTTACATATACGAAATTAGCTTGTGAAGCACTGAGATTTGAACCAAGAATAAAGGTATTAGCAAACCCACTATCATTATTTGCAGATCCTGCTGCAATAAATGACGTATTACCTGAGACAATATTGTTGTAACCACCGGCAATGTGTGAATAACTGCCTGCAGCTATGGAGCTTCTACCACCATCAATACTTGAATAGGTACCTGATGCTGTGTTATTCAATCCACCACCGATAACGGCACCTGAGCCCGAGGCGATATTGCCAAGACCACCTACAACAACAGATGTATAATTAGTAGCGTAGTTTGACTGACCACCTACAACAGTCGAACAATTTCCTGATGCAATATTTGCACACCCGCCAGCAACATTTGATGTCTGACCGGTAGCTGCATTTAATTGACCACCAGCGATATTTGAATAAAGCCCTGATGCAATATTTTGATAACCACCGAGAACGGTATTAAAGGCTGATAGGGTCTGGTTACCATAACCACCACCAATATTGGAGTAGATACCAGATGCTAAATTATTACAACCACCGACTATATTTGCGTAACAACCAGTTGCATTATTACCAGAGCCTGTTCCAATAAAAGTATAGCCACCGGAAGCGTTATTTGATGCACCGCCACCTATGTTTGAATAATTTCCAGATGCAATATTACTCAAGCCACCTACAATACTTGAATAGTTATTTGTAACTTGGTTGCTATTACCGCCTAAAATTGAATTATAATTACCAGATGCAGTGCTATTACCAAAATTTGGTGTAATCAGAGTACCGCTTAATATAAAGGTCTGACTTGATAGTTTAAGGTATGTTGTACTGAATGAGGATGCTAGTGAGTAGGCTGTATTCCAGTTAGCAAAACCAGGCCCGTAAAGTGTTCCAAGAACACTCAAGCTACTTACGACTGTAGTATTTGTTGTAAAATCGTAAATTGGTACAGAGCCGTTTGTATATGGTGGATCTCCAAGATAGTTATTAAAGGCATCGTATTGGAGTCGAGATACAGGAATAGCGTAATTTACACCGCTTAATTGTACAATGAGAGAATTTGTTGGTACAAAACTTGCATTCGCAGATAATACCGGCTGTGGTATGCTAATATTTGAGAGTGTATAGTAATTTGTAAAAATTGAACCTGAGGCACTAAGATTACCTTGGATAACAAAATCTCCCTGAAACGGCTCAGCGTATGAAGCAATAGGATCTGTTGCAGAATCAGGATAACCAGCTGTCGGGTTAGAGTGATGATTCTTTCTATGAAGCTTATTATGGAACCGGGCGTTGTCGGACATGGTTAGAATTATTTATGGGTAAATCTCTAAAATAGTGATGGCTAGAATACTTAATATGTAAAGAATAAATATATACGTGTCCTTAAGGCACAAATATGAGAATAATCTTAGCAATTCTTGATTATATGTTTCATAATCAGATCGAGAATCTTAAAGAGGATATACGTTATATTCTGACAAAGACTAAATATTAACGTGGAGATTTTTAAAAAACTATTTCAGCGTGAAGCTGTTACAGAGAATACTGTGTTACCACAGTTTCATACTATTTTTGGCTTTACAACAAATAATCAAATAGCATCAACTGCTATTGACATCGTGTATTGGTTTATAATGTTTGTAGCGTACTGCTTTGCCTTCCACGCACTGGGCGTTATTCTCATTTCATGGAACTGGTCTTTAATTGCCTTAGCTAGTATTGCTGTTGTTGGACTTCCGTATTGTGTAAAGATTATTCTTTTTGGTAGAAAAGAGTTCCCATTTAAAGCTGCTATTTTATGTCTCTTTCTGAGCTTCCTACCCACAATTTTTGATTTTGCCGGTCTTTATTCTGAAACTGGAGTACAGGATAGCTTAAAAACAAGTAAAGAAAAGATAACAGAAACTTTATCTTATTTTGAAGCTGAGAGTAAGAAGGCCGTTCAACAACAAGAACTCGATATTAATAATAATGGAAGAGACAAAAAAATAGAAATAGAAAAGAATTTAACTTTAAAATCTACAGAACTTAAACAGCAAGTTGAAGATGCAAATCAAGAAGTCCTTGATGAAAAGCAAGGAGTTAAAGGTAAAGCAGGTGACGGTCCGAGAGCTAGAGAACTACAATCTACAGCCAGAAAACTACAAGCACAAACTGATATTCAGCTACAAAGTACAAAAGCGGAAATTAAAAAGCAAAATGATGCTGTAGATCAACAGGTCCAAGATCAATTAAAAGCACTTGAAGTATCCAATAAACTACTCGGTGATAGAATTGTAACGTGCAAGAAAGCTATTAATCAAACAACAAGCTTTAAAGAACTTGAGCTCTCTGTTATTGATGCAAATAGTCTTATCTCCTCTATTGCTTCAAATATTAATACAAAGTTTGAACCTGTTAAGATTTTAGGGACAGATAATATTATTAAAGTATCCTTTACAGCCTTAACACAGGCTGATATAACAGCTCTAGTATGCTTTCTTTTAGCTTTCCTTATGGAAATTGGTGATATTATTATTGTATATACTATTCGGTATGAAAAGAAAGTACCTATTCCATTGATTAAGAAGGAAGACGACTTCTTACATAGAGTGAAATTTACAAAAACGTATGACGGGTACTAAGCAGCTTTGTATCTCTTTGAGAACGTCTTAACTGTCGAGAGACAAAATTCTGTATACATGCAGTGATCACATACTCTATCAGAATTTAAATAGAGCTGAGGAGCAATACATGACCCGTTCTTAGTATTTTCAATAATATACTCTTTCATACTCGAATATGAACGCGGCTCTTTTGGATTCCACTTTACTGTAATCTCTCGAGCCTCTTCTTCTGTAATTCTTTTTGAGTTTTTAGGTTTTTTAAGAAGCTTTAAACGAGCGAGAATTTGATGATCAATAGAAAATGGCTTTTTATTGTCCGGTCGAAGCTGCTTTTGAACTTCCTCAGGTGATACTCTCTGTTTGAGCAATCTCTTCGCTTCGTTACTGATATAGTGTTCAGCGAACGGTACAGGTCCACCAAATTTCTTATTACCCTTGGCAATACCCGCCTTTGATACTCGACGCTCTAACCCTGTAACAATACAAGTCATAATTTTACTCTTAATGACATTCTCATCAACTGTAGGTAGTTTCATAGATTGTTTTGAAAGTTTTTTAACTTTAACTCGCTTCATTGGATGTATATTATGTATGCCAAATAGGAATTTCAAGCTTGATTTTAAAAAAAATTGATTCTAGTATTATTTTTATGCCGTATATTAAAAAACAAGACAGGACAAGATACACGAAAGCTCTTACAGCTCTTCCTAATCTAGAGAACGCTGGTGAATTGAATTATTTTATCACCAAAGTTTGTCAACAGTATATAGATGATCATAAGCTCTGTTATAACACTCTCAATGAGATTGTAGGTGCACTAGAGTGCTGTAAGATTGAGTTCTATCGTCGAGTTGTTGCACCGTATGAAGGTGTGAAGATAGCAGAAAATTCTGATGTCTACCTAAAAACTGCTTGATTTATTTTTTTAATCAATATACCATCAAGGAATCATATGGGAAAGATGACACCAAATAATATTGAAAAGCTCGTTAAACAAGGAAGATTGGTTCCTGTTATTAAGAGCGAACAAAACGGTAAGCATTATCTTATCGGCTATAAGCGCAAGAGTACGAGCAGGAAGGCAAAAACAGACAGCTTCCTTCTCCCTGAACCTGAAGAGATTACTCTTCCAGAAAATTTTAAAATTTAATAGTGGATTACTTAAAACTAGTATCCAATATTGAGAAAACAAAAAGGAGGTGAAATAACAATGATCGACTACAATAACACAAATCTTCGTCCGAAGACGTTCTTCGTAACGATGGAGCGTAACCGTGATGGCAGCTTTACCGTCAAGAAGGCAAAGATGCTTAACCGCATTAACCAGTTCAAGCGCACTATTCAGCGCGTTGACGCAAGGGATATTACACGTGCTATTAAGACTAATGCAATTACCGTTGCATAATCTTATTTGAACAATGAGAGGGACCGGCTTCTAAGATTTAGGAGTCGGTCCTTTTTTATCAACGTTTTTATTGCATATTCCTAAACAATTTTATACTATAAGCAAATGTTAAATGCAGAAGAAATTAATAAGAGATTTAAAAAAGCAATCGCTAAAGATCCTAATACATTGACATGTATTATAACAGGCAAGTCACGACCTACGAGTAGTGAGTACTTGGAGGAGAAGGCAAAGAAAGCAGGCTCAAAAGAGGAATTCCTCAAACACTATATTTGCAGAGATGCACTGACCCTTCTCAAGCAGGGTAAGAGCGTTGCCGATACCCGTAAAGAGCTTGGAATCACAGATATAACAATCGCTATTGGTGGTGACTTTCTCAAACGTGCTCTAGAAATAAACGGGAAATAAGCTTGTAGTTCCCTTTAGAGCCTCTATTATAAAAGAATCATGAAGATACTACCTAAACAATTCGATAAGAAAGGATTTACCTATAAGCAAATTAAACGCGTAGGTGATAAGGCAATCTACGAGCAAACAAAGAAGGGACAAACAGGGAAAACCTTTGAAGTAGTAAAGATTAACCGCCATAATGGTTACGAGCTAGGGGGACAGAAGATTCCACCTGGAGAGGCATATCCTTCAACGTCACAGTGGGGTACCGCTGGATGGACTCATCGTACTCTCGGTGAAGCCGAAACAAAATTTAAAAAACTCAAATAATAATCTTGCAGTACCATCTCAAAAAACATATACTGAGCGCATGAAAATTAACCTACATAGTACATCGTTTACAGCTGTTAAAGATATTCAGATTCCTGATATCTACAATAATCGTATTAAGTCTGGTATTCCAGAAGTCGATGACATGTTCGGTGGTGGTATTCTACCTGGATCACTAACGACGATCTCATCAAAGGCTGGCGTTGGTAAGTCTACGATGGTTCTTCAGATTCTCAATGGAATGACGAAGAACGGTTATAAGGTTGGTTTTGTCTCCGCTGAAGAATCTATTCATCAAGTCGCTTTTGCTTGTAAGCGTCTTGGTATTGAGGATGTTGGAATCTGTAATGAATCTAATGCTAAGAAGATTATTAGCTTTATGAACGACGTTGATGTTGTTGTTATCGATTCATTTCATGCTGTTGATAAGGGAAGTATGGAGGAGAAAGAGTTTATTGAGACTCTGATTAACCGAGCAAAGGAGACAGAGTGTGCTGTGTTGATTATCTGTCATCTTACTAAGGGCGGTGTTATTAAGGGAACTAATCTCCTTACCTACGCTGTTGATGTTAATATCTTTGTTGAAATTGCAGAAGAGGACCCTGCTCTTCGACGAATCTTCTTTACCAAGAACCGTTTTGGTCCTGGTATTGATTATACCTGCGCGTTTACTAGTCGTGGTTATGACTTTACTGAGGTTAAAGCAACAGGTAATAATACAAAAAATTCAAAAGCTGATAAGAAGGAAGAAGCCCGTAAACAGATTCTTGGTATTGAGGGAAAGTTTTCAGTAGCTGATGTTTGTGCAGCCCTTAACGTTGATGCTTCTCGAGCAGGTTGGCTTCTTCGAGAGCTTACCACTGAGGGTAGGCTTGTTAAGAATAATTTTCGTGGAAATAAGTGCCGCTGGAGGGTAAATAAAATTGAAGCAATTCTAACTAATCACTAATATGGCAGGTAAAGGTCCAAGACAACGTCCAACAAACTTTAAAAAGTTTAAAGAAAACTATCCAAAAACATCTGGCAAGGTAGATGGATTTGTAAAAATTAAAGGGAAGCTAGTTAAAAAATACTAGACGTTCTTGCAAAAGCAGCCCTGTTTCCATAAATAATTCTGAATTATTTATGGCAACAACATTATCCGCTTCTCCAAACTTCCAGGCACCTCCAGCCACTCCAATCCAGGGATGGAGTAATTCATTCGTCAATATCGCAAATGATCAGGGTGTACCTCTATATGCACAAGCATCATATCTAACCAATGTTAAAGCTGATGGGTCAGTAAACATGTCCCTCAGTAAACAAACAAAGGACGTTGTTAATAGATTAAAGGTTTCTGTACATCAAAACGTTTACGAAGCCGATTTTGAATACGGCGCACAGCCTCTTCGTTGGGAGAATGTTACAACTGGGTCCGGTATAATTAAACAGATTCCACAATTAGGTGGTGTTCAGATGACTATTTCCAATCCTGGTGATGTAACTGTTCGTCAATCTCGCCCCTATCATCGTTACCAACCAGGTAAGACCATGTATATGGCCACCAACGTTAATTTTGGTGGTCCAAATGCCGGCCAAGCTCAGCGTGTTGGCTTTTTTGATGATTCAAATGGTATTTTCTTTGAACAGGGTACACCTACTACAGGTAATCCAGCAGGTATGTCTGTTGTCGTAAGAAGCGATGTCAATGGATTACCTATCGATACAAGAATTGATTACACTCAATGGTCAGATCCTTTTGGTGTCAAGAGTAGCCTTAACTGGAGTCAAGTACAAATGTTGTGGTTAGAGTACGCTTGGTACGGTGCAGGTTGTCTTCGCTGGGGCGTTCTTATTAACGGCGAGGCATTTGTTCTTCATGAATACGGTACAGCTAATACCATAGCTGTACCTTGGGCAAGAACTGGTAACCTCCCTGTTCGTTATGAACAGCGTAATTACTCATCTAATGCAATACAGGTCTTTAATCACTACGGTGTATCGGTAATTGTTGAAGGTGGTAGAGATCCCCAACGTGGCTTTACCTATAGTTACAGTGTTTCAGCTCCTACACAGATTAATTCAACTTTCGCTAAGCCAGTTCTTTCTATTAGAAATCGTACCATGGGTACACGTGTTGTTGACACCTATCAAACTTATACCGCGAACGGCGTACCAATTCCAGGTGGATACAACTTAACATATTCCACCGGTACTAGTGCTATTACAGGTGTGAGCACAATTAACGGCCTAGGCTCACCAGTTATTCTTAACTTTGCACCTAATACCTGGCCAACATCACTTTCCGGATTATCAATTTACTTTCCAACAGTAACAGGCGTTGGTTATCCAAGTGGTGTAACAGGTCGTATTTACGCTAATACATCTTCATCTATTACTGCTGTTGATGTCGTAATGGGATTATCTGCATACGGTACAGGCTCGAGTTCAGGTGTAATACCAAATCCTCTTTCTGGTATTACCGTCAGTACACACCAAAGCGTTGTTGCCGTTACAACAACTGGTGTAACATTTATTACTGCTTTCTCTGGTGTTCCATATCAGATTGGTCTTATCAATCGCGGTCAGATTCTTCCTCTTGACCTCCTTCTTTCAACCAATCAACAGGCTCTACTTCAGTTCTATGTCTCTACACCATATAATCCAATTATATTGAATAACCCTCAATGGAGATCAATGGCGTCGTTGAGTTCATATAACTCATTTGCTGAGGTTGATCAGTCAGCTACAAGCTTTACTGGCGGAGAAATTGTTTATTCCTTCTACGTATCACCAGGATTTAACGTTCAAGATAAAGACTTATCGAACTTCTTCCCGCTATATAATACCATTCGTGGTAATACACCTGATATTCTAACACTTGCCATTAATACTTTCGGTCAACCTTTGACCGCTGGTGCAAATATTATTGGTCAGGAAGCGATGTCCTAAGCTTTATTGCTTATATTGCTTGATTCCGGCGTCATTAGCTATATAATAACAGCATGACGCCGGAATCGTTTAAAGCTCGTAATCACGCTCTTAAGCCTTTATCTATTATTGGCAAGGTCCGATGGAGATTTAAATTTTTAGGAGAGTTTGATATCTGGGATGTATTGCCATATAGCTGGCGACACCATTGGTATGATCGAGTTAGGCCAATTTTTAAGCCACAAAATACACGTTTACGAAAAATTATCCCAAAAACATGGATTGATGTGTCTAGTCTTATTGAAAAGGTAAACTTTGAATTTGTTAAAAAGTTTTACGAGGAGGAATATATTAACGGTATTGTTGATTGGGAGCAATCAGGAGAACATCATGTAGAGTTCGCACGTTGGCTAGAGAGCACATATCAGTACATAACAGTTGAGCGTCCAGAGCTTGAAAAGCAAATGGATAATGCCTATCCTCCATTGCCTTCATTTGATGAGTGGCTTACTCCATGTGAATATAAAGAAGACGGTACTGTTAAGAGCTATAAAATGGCAGATCGTGGTCAATCTTACGAAGAGCTTTACGGTGAGGTGAATCGTCTTGAGCAAATTATTACAGATAAAGATACAGAGGTACTGGTTGAAATTGTTAAGCGTAGACAGTATTTTTGGACATAAAATTTAATCGGGTCATTATACTATTAAAGACATAGCTCGGACTGTAAATCCGATGTTCATTGAACTGGCTAGGAGCGTTACCTAGATGGCCCACCATTTTTAAGAGTAGTAAATTGCAACAGTCAAAAAAACTACCGCATTTACCATAATTGCGATGCTCTATTACCTACATTTGCTGGTAAAAATAAAGGCAGAGGGAGAAAAAGTCGTGGACTTAAAAGTTACGAATAAAGACTAAATAATTTATGTAATGACAATGCTCGATACACAACCACCGCACGATACAGCACCAGAAATTGATCGTAATATTATTAAATGGAGTGGGTATTTTGCTACGTCTGAACAAGCTCAAGAACATTTAGAACAAAAAGCAAAACGATTTGCCGTTGCAGAGGATAAACTTATTGTAAGTGCAAAAAAAGATTTTGTTAATAGACATTTTAAAGGATATTTTCTTTATAGATTTACTTTAGTAGTAGCGTCAAAATGATCTTTAAATTCTTATTTGAAAAGACAAAAGCTAAGCACTCAAAAGCTGAGGCAGATTATGTTGGTCATACCGTTAAGGGTCAGAGATGTGATCAATGTACAATGTGGCGTCCGCCGAATAAATGCTCTGCTGTAGCTGGTGATATTAAACCAAATGCATGGTGTAAATGGTGGAAGAAATCTCATAGAAAGGATTTAAAATAATGAAGGTGTTCTTAGATATGGATGGGTTACTTGCTAACCTTTTTGATACTGTTGCTATGGGAATGATTGGTAAACACTATAAAGCACTTACTAAAGAAGAAAAAGAAAAAACACGTCAAATTTGGATTGACAAAGAAGGTAAGGCTAAAGAATTTTTTCAAAAACAAGGTGGTGTAGAAAAGTTTTTTGCTAACCTTCCTACATTTGGTCCTCTAACAAAAGCTATTATTGATACCGTAGTTAAAGAGGTCGGTGGTTATAGTATTTGCTCTTGCCCGGCAGGTATTGATACGAAGGCTTCAGAAGCTGGAAAGAGAATCTGGATTCATAAACACCTCAACCCGCTTCCCGATGAGATGTCCTTTGTAAGGAATAAAACTATAAACGCTATTAATAAAGAAACCGGAAAGCCAAATGTTCTTATTGATGATTTTCCTTCTTATATTAAAGCTTGGAGAGACGCAGGCGGTGTTGCTATAGAGATGCGTACAGATAGTTTTAACACAGTAGGACAAGTTGTAGAATTTCTTACAAAAGAGCTTAACGCTGCAAGAGAGCAAATAGATGGAAATCAGGTCAAAGAATCTTTTAACGATTATGTAAATCGTGTTCTATCAAATCTTAGTGCTTGATTATTAATAGATATACTCTATTATAGATATATGCAAACTATAGATCATATTCTACCAGTCGCGGATTTCTATAATTTTCAGCATTATATCATGTCATTTGACTTTCCATGGAATTATGGGAGAAAAGCAACTAGAGAAGTTGATGATAAGGAAAACCCGTTCCTTGTAGGATGGCAATGTATTGCGTTCAATCACGGAAAGTGGTTGTATGATCCTCATCGCTTTATTGAAAACACTGTCAATAAAGTTCTTACTAATGCTAATGAAAAAGTTAGTACGCTTCTTAGAGTACGTTTAATTCTCAATACAGTGTCTGACGGTCCTTATGAAAACGGTGTTCATATTGATGAGAGCGTTCCACATAAAACAGCTCTTCTTTATCTTAATGACTCTGATGGTGAAACAATTATCTATAATGAAAAGTATGATCATACATCGAACTTTGTACCTGATACGTACTTTAAAGCTAATGTACAACAGCCAACTGTTCTTGAGAAAATAACGGCTAAGGCAAATAAGCTTTGCATTTTTGACGGTTTACATTATCATACAGGTACTCTTCCAACAAAAACAGCAAGAAGAGTTGTAATGAATATTAATTATATTTCTGCTTGACTCTAATCAAAAAGACTATATATTAATAGAATGTCCAATAGGACAAATGATCTTTGATAGTATAAATAATTTTGGGGGCGTACTGGTTTCGACTTATACTCGGAGTTTGTACAGCATGCAGTAGTTAATCTGTGGCTACTTAAAAACGGATTAAAACATAAATGCAAAGACTCAAGTCAGCGCAATCCTTGCTAAGTTCAAGAAGGCAGTAAACACAATTACAGAGTTTTGTCTCTGTGATGAGGTTGCTCCTTTAGCACTCGCAGCCTAAGGAACCAGAAGCAAATCCTATTAAGCTTTTGGAAAAATAATAGGTTAAAGAAGGTCTTGTGATTCTCAAAAAATAAGTGCAAGGAGTTATGCAGAGCTCTTCCATCTGCATAGGTAGGACTATAAACATAGATAGGTTGATAACGCCTTGTTACCTAGAGTCAACGAAAGTACGAAGCTTATCTAAGCATGTAGAAGTATAAATAAAAAAGTATAAACACAGGGGTTCGACTCCCCTCGCCTCCACCAATTTAATGCCCGGTTAGTTTAATGGTAAAACGGTTGATTTGTAATCATCAAACAAGAGTTCGATTCTCTTACTGGGCTCCAATTTTCCTCTGATAGTTTATTAGCAAAACCAGCGATTGATAATCGCTAGAGCGAGGAGCGTAACCTCGTCAGAGGACCATTTTTAGGCGTGGTAATGTTCCAAGGATAGGCGAATTGGACTCCAAATCCGATTGGGAAGGTTCGATTCCTTCACCACGTGCCATAAATAAATTTTATAGAAGTCGGCAAATTCCTCTCCATAATTGATCACGAGAAATTATGTGATGAAACCGGCTCATCGTAAGTCATAACAAAACTGATACATAATGAGGGACGCTTCAAGTTGTCAGGACAAAAAGACTTACATTAATTTAACGCAGGATGGACAAACGGTTAAGTCGTTGCGCTCATAACGCAAAGATTGCGGGTTCGATTCCCGCTCCTGCCATTTTCTAGTTGCCACTTCCTTATTCAGGCATTATATTAAAAGAATAAGAATTGATCTTTGATAGTACAATTTGACTAGGCGCAGGTCTTGAAAGCTAAAAGACTCCCGCGATAGGTGATAGCGAAGCATTCGGCCGAGTGAACGTGTAGCCTGTAAGATAAACCTCCGCGAAAGCGAATGAGATTTTCTAGTCATACAAATTTGATTACTGCGTATAGTTCTCGGTAGTAGCAATACTAGTCCGAAGCCGCGGGTAAGAGCGAAAGCTCTAAACTTCCTAGCTCCGATAGGCCAGTAATCATTACAATTAAGTTCCCGCGTTGTAGGTATAATCTGCGGGAGAGATACGTTGAGTTGTCTGCTGGTAAGTTAGTAGACGTATCTTAAGAGGGGGAGCCAAAAACTTACATACAGCTTTGATCCCTTGCTTTATTAAACACAGACTGGACGGCGCGCTGGCTCCATGCCGGTACCCGTTGAGGAAAGAACAAAATCCGGAACAAAAGCTTTTCAACTACCACAAATTTCTTTAGTAATGCTACCAGTTGCCGGTCTCAAGTCCGGAAAGGAATCGCTATCCCTAAAATGCAGAGAGCAAAGAAAAGAAAGCAGAGTTCGAACTCACCCCTATTATCCTGATCAGGTAGTAGGGGTTTTCTGTGTTTAAAAACGATTAAATAATTATATGCTCGATCCACTTGAAGCTGCTATGGTGGGAGTATTTACTTTAGGCTTTGTAACAGCTTATGGTGTAATGTATTTTACAAAATTTGTAGATATTGCTTCAAAGTATTTTAAGGGAATTAAAAAATAATTCTTGAATTCCGTTTCGAGTGCCCTTATTATAAAGGGGTCATGAGTACAACAACACTAGATAAGTTCGTCGCTAAGAGCAACGATATTCGTCAGACGCTGCAAGGTTATACCCTCGCTCCTCTGGATATTGATAACATCGAAAAGAGTGGTAACACTTTTTCGTATAATGGTAATCGTTTGGCTGGTCCCTCTCTCAAGAGTCTCCTTGGAGTTCTTGGCGTTAAGGATCAGCTGGTCAATGAGATTAAGGATGATAGTTCTCAGTGGTCTCCTCTTCATAATGCTCTTACGAACATTAAGCAGAACAAGCGCGTTACAGCGGTTGTCAATAACCATAACCAGGAGATTGTTAATCTCTTTGATACTCCTATTAAGGAAGAGCGTCAAATTGATCTCTCTAACGGTCTTCGTTATACTGAGGCATTCTTGAAGGATACAGAGAATAATCTCGAGCTTAGGGACTTTAACTTCGATCCTGTCAATATTAGTATTGGGATTAATTTCAAGAATCCTGATTCCGATATCGATGTCTTCGGAGATGGTAAGGATATGTGGAAGGGTGGTTTTGGTATGAACTTCTCGATGAATAAGTCGCAGTTCTACCCTTATCTTCTTCGCCTAGTCTGCTCTAACGGAATGACTGCAGTTCATCGCATGGCCCAGCGCTTTATTGATAGTGCTGACTTCAGTCAGAAGACGTTTGACACTCAGGTTCGTAAGTTCTTGACTGGTGATGCACTTCGTCAGGAGATCTCTGTTAGCGCTACCCGTCTTCGTGACAATAACGCCTCTCTCCGGGAGTTCAATGCAGCTCGTAGTCTTGTTATGAAGTATGATAAGGAGCTTGCTGTAAGTGCTTTCTCCGATCACGAGATTAGGAATCGTTACAAGTCTGTGGGTATTGACCTTAATAAGTCAAAAGGGACTCGTTGGATGTCTACGGCTAACTCTAACGTCAACGCATACGATCTCTTTAATAGGATCACTAACGTTGCCACGCATAGTGTTACTGATGAGAACATTGCTTTTAGGATGGAGCTTAACAGGCTTGCGTCGGAGATGTTCTTCAAGGGACCGGATTTCTCAGCAATTGCACCGGATCCATTCCGTGAGGTTGCATCAGCTAATCTCGAGGCCTAAGTAATTAAAGACAGTAAGCCCTCGGTGCCTCCTAACAATGCATACTTCCGAGGGTGTTCTTTGCGGGTGTAGCTCAGTTGGTAGAGCACAACTTTGCCAAAGTTGACGTCGCCAGTTCGAACCTGGTCACCCGCTCCAATAAAGTAGTAAATACACTTTCGATTAGACTAAATAATAGTGTGAATTTAATCGATAAAATATGCCCTGTATGCAATACAATATATCAGGTTAACCGCAATCATAAATATCAAAAAACTGTTTGCTCAAAAAGTTGTTCACATAGTTTTTATGTAAGACGAAAAACAGTTAGAGTAAAGACATTTATATGTCAAACATGCGGTAAAGAAGATAAGAGATTATACGGTAGCAGTAACAAGTTTTGCAGTGTAGCTTGCAAAACCACCTATAACCAACAAGATGTAATTAATCGTTTTTATCGTGGTGAGATACATGATAGACACACGCTACGTAGAGCGTTAAAGGCTGAACGGGGTTATAATTGTAGCCAATGTAGTATATCTGATTGGAATAAAAAACCTATAACGTTACAAGTAAATCATATAGATGGTAACTGCACGAATAATATGCCTGAAAATTTAGAATTGATTTGCCCTAACTGTCACTCGCAAACAGATACGTTCGGTGCTAAAAATAAAGGCAACGGCCGTAAAGCAAGAGGCTTGCCACTTCATTATTGAGCATATATATTATTAACAACGTGATGTCGCCTAGCGGCTATGGCACTTGCTTTGGGAGCAAGGAACCGAGAGTTCGAGTCTCTCCATCACGAAATTAATTTTAAATGGCCCTATAGTGTAGTGGTTTCGCACGGAGGATTTTCAATCCTTAAGGCTGGTTTCAAATACCAGTAGGGCTGTTATATAGTTTATAAATCCCCTTGGGAATGCCATTTGAATAAATATGAAATGAAGATCAAGTACAAATTAAAAAAATTATACCCAGGAATTTATTTTTGTGAGATAGAGAATATGTACGACCTAACGATGACGTTCTGCAGGGTACAAGAGTTTTACGAATCACCGTATAAAGAAATTCGCGGTAAACGTTTTAATCTTTTAGAGTTTATGGCTCTTTACTCCAGAAAGAATGAAGGTTCGTTTACCTATCCTCTAGACTGGGGAGGTTTTAATGTACCTGGTCCAGTAGTGACCGAACTTTATGATACCTTTATAGAAGACTTTAATTTCTATGACGATATCATTACAACTATACATGATCGAATTGTCAGTGAGATAAAGAGTAATCACTATTATTTGATTGGATCAAATAGCGATACAACGACAATTGAGCATGAGTGCTGTCATGCTCTCTATTTTCTAGATAACGAATATAAGAAGAAAGCTGATACCGCTATTAAAAGACTTCATGGTTCACTCCGTAAAAAAGCCGAGGATGCTCTCTACGGTCTTGGTTATTGTAAGCTAGTTATGAACGACGAACTTCAAGCTTACATAACAACAGATTTTAATTTACTTAAAGCCAACAAAAAGCTTAACAAAAAGGAACAAGCAAATTACGATAGTGTATCAAAAGAGCTTAAAGAAAATTTTAAAAATTACAAAGAAAAAATAAAAATTTAATTGCTATCTTAAAAATAGCCTCTATAAATAATATTGCTCGGGTGCTCACCAGAGACTAAAGCAAACATATTAACTCGCTTAACAAAGGAGAACACATATGACAAACACAATAACACCATACACGATTGGCAGGGTCATTCCTGCTACAGCGACGGGATTCAGCCATCTCCCAGCGTTGTTTAACGATAAGTGGCTAACCGATGTCATTAAGGACTTCGATAAAGCATTTGATATTCCAAATGCAGTCTATCCTTATAACATCGTATCAGAAACCGATTCAGACGGAAATCCAGTCACCTACTACATCGAAGTAGCATTGGCTGGAGTAGGAAAGGATAATATCAACGTATCGGTCAAGGAGGGTAAGCTCGTGATCGCTGTTGATAAGGAAGAGGTCGAATATGATGAGACAGTAGTCTTCCATCGTAAAGGCATTAGTCGTAGAAAGGGACAATTGTCCTTCTCTCTTAATGACAATACGGACGTTAAGAACATCTCATCAACATACACAGACGGGTTACTACGAGTTAAGGTCCCGACAGTGAAACCGGAGGTACACAATATCAGTATCGAGGTTAAATAAAGTTTAATTTAGTGCTGGATTGAGCACCTGGAGCACTATATAATACATAAATCAACGGAAGTTTGGCAGAGCGGTCTAATGCAGCGGTTTACTAAACCGCAGAGGCTTCATCGCCTCCGAGGGTTCGAATCCCTCAGCTTCCTAAATAATATAATGGAAGTGTGGCAGAGCGGTTTAATGCATCGCACTTGAAATGCGAAGTACCTTTATCGGTACCGTGGGTTCAAATCCTACCACTTCCTCCAATTTTAACGCGTAGATGGCTGAGTGGTCAAAGGCAATCCTCTGCAAAAGGATAAAATCGCCAGTTCAAATCTGGCTCTACGCTCCACTTTATGGAGACTATAGTTTAATGGTAGAACTCTAGTTTGTGGCACTGGTCGTTCGGGTTCGATCCCCGATAGTCTCCCCATAAATACTCTTATGACATTTAAAGAGTATGTTTTAGAGAAGAGTGTAGATGAACCACGTCATCCTGGTATTCTCAAG